GATGAGCCGGCAGCTGATGCTACCGACGATGAGCCGGCAGCTGATGCTACCGACGATGAGCCGGCAGCTGATGCTACCGACGATGAGCCGGCAGCTGATGACGATTTATCCGATGTTCCTGAAGAGGATCAGCAGGCGTACAAGTCATGGCGGGGTAGGTTGCGTAAACAAGAACAGGAACTGAGAGAGCGTGAGAATGCTCTTCCACCAGTGGATGCCACCGATGATGAACCGGCGGAAGATGCCACCGATGATGAACCGGCGGAAGATGAAGACATCAAAACGTTTCTTGAGGATTTTCCGGAAATGGAAGTTCCAGTGAAAAAGATGATTCAGAAAGCCGTCGATAAAAGCGACAGCGCCTGTACTTGACAACGTAACAAAATTGACTGCAGACCAAGAGAAGCAACAGCTTGAGCAGCACGTTGCTACTATTCAGGCCAGGCATGAAGACTACGGTGAAATTGTCGAAAGTGGTGTACTGGAAGGGTGGATAGACAACCTTCCGTATAAAAATGCGGTGAAGTTCAAAACCGTATGTAAATCAGGAACTGCACCTGAAGTGATTGAAATGCTTGATCGGTATAAGCAAGACAACCGAAAAGAGCAGAAGCAGGATGAATTGAGCAGACATCGTAGCTCGCAGAGGCAGGCGGGTGCAGCAATACCAAATCACTCTTCAAGGGTGGTCGATACAACAGGTAACGCTGATCCGAATGATTTTGATGCGGGTTGGGCAGAAGCTGAATAAACTGTTTCGCTCCAAAAAAACTTAAAGGAGCATAACAAATGGCTGTAACAATCTATGGCGATATCACGCCACGTACCGCAGCACATGCGGTCAAAAAAATGCTCAAACGCGGGATTCCGGTTCTGGTGTTTGAGAAATTCGGGCAAACATACCCGATTCCACAGAAGAGCACGAAAGTTGCGAAGTTCCGCAGGTATAACGCACTTTCTGCTGTTCCTAATACACTGACTGAAGGTGTCGCGCCAGCTGGCAAAACACTCACGTCTACCGATGTAACTGCAACACTGACTCAGTATGGTGACTATGTGCCGATTTCCGATGTGATTATGGATACGCATGAAGATCCTGTTCTGAGCGAAGCGTCCGATGTTCTGGGTGAGCAGCAGGCGGAGATGATCGAAACCGTCCGTTATAACATCCTGAAAGCAGGCACCAGCGTGTTTTATGCTAATGGTGTTGCGCGTACTGCTGTAAATGCTGTTTATACATTGGCACTGCAGCGCAAGGTTACTCGCGCCCTGAAACGACAGAATGCCAAGAAGGTCACTACAGTTGTTCGTTCTACACCGAACTTCAACACTGAAAACGTGGCTCCGTCGTTCATTGGTCTGGTTCACACTGATATGGAGACAGATATCCGTAATCTGACCGGTTTCGTACCGGTTGAGAATTATGGCTCAATGACTCCGTATGAGTCTGAAATCGGTAAGTGTGAAGATGTGCGTTATGTAACCAGTACCGTACTTGCTCCGTTCGCGGATGCAGGCGGCCTGGCGGTAACAAACGGAACCTTGTCTACCACCGGAACCAACTCTGATGTTTATCCTATCCTGATTGTCGCACGCGACGCCTATGGCCTTGTGCCTCTGAAGGGTAAGAACGCATCTAGTATTCTGGTAAATAACCCACGGCCACAGCACGGCGATGAACTCGCTCAGCGCGGTTCAGTAGGTTGGAAGGCATTAACAACGGCTGTAATCCTCAATGATTTGTGGATGCAGCGCGTGGAAGTAGCAGCTACTAACTAAGTAGCATAACCAGGGGCTGCCCTTCGGGGTGGCCCTTTTTATTTCAGGTAAGGAGAAAGAATATGGCAATCAAAAAGAAATCACTCGCACAAGTGAACAAGATGCGCGAGTCAACGATTAGCAAGGCCTTGAATGATAATTTTGGCATTGAAGCTGATCCGAATGCATTCAAAAAAGACGAACTGGTGGAACTGTACATGACAGCCCAGGTAGCCTATCTCGAAGAGAATGAACCGGCGAATGAACCGGCGAATGAACCGCCGGAGGTGGAAAGCGTTATCCCGAATGAGAAGCGGATCAAGATCAACATCTCAAAGGAAAAAGATGAACCGGCGTATGTCGATGTGTCGGTGAATGGTCGTGCATCTCGCATTCCACGCGGCATTGACGTTGAAGTGCCTGAATCAGTGCTATCAGTGCTGAACGACTGCATTCAGACGTTTTATGAGCATGACTCTGAAACCGGCGAAAACGTTCCAAACGATCAGCCGCGTTTTAATATCCAAGTAAAAGGATAATGGATAATGGGGCCCTTTTCAGGGCCTCATTTTTAATGGAGATTAAGTAATGGGAACAATTTTTGCATCCTCAATTATTAGTAGCGCACGCAATGTGTTTCACGATAGTACTGGAGTCCGGTGGCCCGATTCGGAGTGTTTGGAGTGGTTAAACAACGGTCAACGGGCGATAGTTAATCTGCGACCAGAGGCGAGTGTGTTAAATGAAACCATGGTGTTGGTTGCAGGAACGAAGCAGACAATACCAGCCTCGGGGATACAGTTAATCGATGTTATACGTAACATGGTAGGAGCCGGCCAGCTAACGCCCGGTGGCGTTATTCGACTGGTTGATAGAGAAGTCATCGACTCAACCGTACCGACATGGCACAGTGATACAGCGGCGGCGAACGGAGAAGTTCAGCATTATGTATTCGATGGTCGCGATCCAAAGACGTTTTATGTGTACCCTCAGTCAGCAGGTGTGAATGGTGTTGAATTGATTTACTCGGTGTCACCTGCAGATGTGGCTGCAGTCGGTAATGTAATTACGCTTGATGATATTTATTCCAATGCCTTGTTGGATTACATTTTATACAGAGGTTATAGCAAAGATGCAGAATATGCCGGCAACATATCTAGAGCATCTGGTCACTATCAGGCGTTCATAAACTCGCTCGGTTTGGGTGTTAAGTCTAATAAATCTGTGAACCCGAATAATAACGCAGGGCCGTCGAAAACCACGGTCCCGGATGCGAGGTAATAAATGGCATCAGTAAATTTGTCTGACATATATCCTGAAGTAAGGCCGGATGTTCCTGATTGCATGGATGTTATCATGCTTAACGCGATCAGAAATGCCGCGATAAAGTTTTGTGAGAAGTCGCATGCATGGGAAGTGGAAACTGATTCGATCATTATGTCTGCTGGTATTGCTGAGTATGAAATTGATCAGCCGCTGAACCAGCGAATTATCCAAGTATCACAGGTTATCACTGCGGCGCTTGGCAAGATTGATTCTAAGACAGAAAGCGATATGGATGCGTCTAACCCGACATGGCGGACCACAACAGGGGCGAGGGTAAACTTGTGGGTGATGTTAAATCCGCGTCTTGTTCGCGTGTATCCGGTTCCCACAGCATCAGGTGAAGTGCTTACAATTAAGTCTATTGTGAAACCTTCGCCAATAGCGCTCGTTATTGATGACATTATTTATGATGATTATTTCACCGGTATTGCAGCTGGCGCAAAAGCGTTGCTTTGTGCTATGCCACACAAGGAATGGACAAATCTGGCAATGGTTCCCTATTACCAGTCGGTCTTCGATGACGCAGTGAGCGTAGCGAAGATGAGAAATGCATACGGTTATTCCGGCGCTCAACTTCGCGCCAGGCCGCAAAGGCTTGGAGGGTAAGACATGGCAGCACCTACAGTAAACGTCACAGCGAACGTATTTGATCAGAGCGGCGCTCCAGTATCGGGCGCAATCATAACAGTAACGCTTGACCGGCCAGAGCCAACGTTAATCGGATATGTCACACCAAAGGTTCAGACATTCACCGCAGACGCAAACGGCATTGCAGTAATGGCTCTATGGCCGAATGAACTAGGCACGATTTCATCGTCATATCGTGTGAAGGCGAAAGACCCGGCAACGAGCAAGACACTGTTTGATGTGACGGCAACAATCCCTAATTCAAACGCGCAGTTATCGGTGGTTGCAAATCAGCCTGTCTATCCTGGAAAGAGCGAAGGCCAGTTGGCGGTTGATGTGGCGGTGGCAGCAGTAGCGCCGGCACAAGCGGCACAGGCAGCAGCAGAAGCAGCAGCAGCACAGGCGCTAATCAATGCGGTCGGGCAACAGGGGCCGATTGGAGCGACTGGTCAGCAAGGGTCAACGGGACCAACGGGGCCAACAGGACCAACAGGACCAACAGGTTTAGACGGTAAAACCGTATTAAACAGTACCATTAATCCCTTAGCGGGTGATGGTGTTCATGGTGATTTCTTTATCAATACTGCAACGATCATGTTATTTGGCCCNAAAGCGGCCGGTGTATGGCCTGCCGGCGCGTCGCTAGTTGGTCCAACAGGAGCACAGGGTACTCAGGGGTCAATAGGATTAACAGGCCCGCAAGGACAAGTTGGAGCCACAGGGCCGACAGGGCCGACAGGTTCTACAGGGCCAACGGGTGCAAGCGGCGCATCAGTCGATCATGTTACACGTACGTTGGGTAATGGTGCAGCGGGTACTACGGACACCTATACGATGTGGGGCAATGTAGCTGAATCTGTAAACATGGGTACGTTTATCGTTTACAATGGTGCCGATGGGGCAGGTGTGGGGGATATGATTGCCGCTAACAACTTGTCCGACCTGGTAAATGCGACCACAGCCAGATCGAATATTGGGTTAGGAAATGTTGATAACACGGCGGATGCGGCCAAACCTGTATCCACAGCCCAGCAAACTGCGCTCGATGGAAAAGAACCAGCAAATGCGAATATACAAGCGCATATTGCTCAGCCACACGCCCCATCAGGTGCGACAGTAAATAGCACAGACGCAACGCTACTCAACCGTGCCAACCACACAGGCACTCAATTATTAGCAACGATTTCCGATGCTGGCACTGCCGCTTCAAAGAACGTGCCTGCCACTGGCAATGCAGCAGCAGGCGAGGTGGTGCTAGGGAATGATAGCAGGCTCTCTAGTGGAAGCGCTCAAACTGACATTAACACGGACAACATTGCGCTTAACGCATTCAGAATCTCGGTGAATGGGGCAATGTCAATTCAAAATATGATAGACGGATTTTCCGATGTTTATACTGACGAAACAGGCATAGACGCAACTAATTCAGTTGCCC